TTGGCGGCGATCCTGAGAAGTATCTAAGCGAGTCTGGCTTTGATAACTTCCCAGTCTTGGTGCCACGCTGGACTGTCACTGGTGGCGACATCTACGGTAGCTCGCCGGGCATGGAAGCTCTTGGCGATATCAAGCAACTTCAGCACGAACAGTTGCGTAAGGCTCAAGGTATCGACTACCAAACCAAGCCACCGCTCCAGGTTCCTTCTTCGATGAAGAATCGGGACGTTGAGACGCTTCCTGGAGGCATTAGCTTTGTTGATTCGGCTGCTCCACAAGCTGGCATCCGCCCTGCGTTTGAGGTCAACCTCAACCTCAACTACCTGTTGCAGGACATTCAGGACGTTCGCGAGCGCATTAGCGGAGCGTTCTACGCCGACTTGTTTATGATGCTTGCCAACAACGCAGGCGACCGCATGACGGCGACTGAAGTTGCGGAGCGTCACGAAGAGAAGCTTCTGATGCTTGGCCCTGTCTTGGAACGCCTGCACAACGAGTTGCTTGATCCTCTCGTTGACATGACGTTTGAGTATATGGCTCGTGCGGGCCTGCTGCCGCCTGCTCCTCCTGAGATGCAGGGCATCGAACTCAACATCGAGTTTGTGTCCATGCTGGCTCAGGCGCAGCGTGCCATCGGCACTAATGGTGTAGACCGCTTTGTTGGATCGCTAGGGGTTGTGGCTCAGATGAAGCCGGATGTCATGGACAAGTTCAACGCAGACAACTGGGTTGATGCTTACAGCGACATGCTTGGCGTGGACCCACGATTGATTGTTCCTGGCGAGCAGGTTGCTATTCTGCGCGATGCGCGCAATCAAGCTATGGCCGCTAAGGAACAAGCGGCAGCTATGGAGCAACAGGCTAACGTGGTTAGCAAGCTCAGTAACTCACCAACTGATACACCAAACGTGCTCAACAGCGCAGTTGACATGTTCAGTGGATACTCCGCACCAGCAGTATGAAGTCACATATCGTCGTAGAGAATCTCTCCAGCCACAAGCAAAGTGGCTGGATCTTCGTCGGCCTTCCCGACAGCGATGTACCATCAAGCGAAGGTGGTTATCTCAGCGACGGGGTATTTCAATACCCATACGTCACGCATTTTCATGGCATCTATGTGCTAGTTAGTCTTGAGTCGGGCCACCGTAAGAAGCTTGAGTTCGCTGGAGAGCGAGCCGTCGAGCCGTTTGCGTGGAGCCCGTTTATCAGCGACTACCTTGAGCGCGTTGTTCCCAAGTTTATGCTTGGTAACGAAGAGGGCCAGTTTAAGGGCATTAGTTACGTTGATGGCTCTGACGCGCACAACGTATGGCGCATTGACGTTGCGTGGCCTGAGCGTCTTGTCAACATTGTAATGTGGGCAACGGCCACCAGTGGCTCTCCAGACATTGCGTTTACGGTTCAAGCAGTCTACGGCTCGACAACCAATAACGGTCAAGCGCAAGCTGTGACCATGCCTGAGTTGACGATGCGTAGTGGCTTCCGTTTTGTATCGGACTTTGCTGTCCGTAACGGCCAGACGCAGGCTTCATGGGACGTCGAAGCCAAGTGCTGGACCATGACGCTAGTTGGCAACGGAAAGCTCTGGCATCGCGCCAGTCGCTTTGAAACGCGTGGAGCCATCATGTGCTCGCCAGATCAGTCGCGAGCTGACGGGCTGCCCATGCAGGGCCTTTATGCTGGCTGGGACGGAAAGTGGATGGCACTTGGTAAGGTGCCGCAACCAACGCCAGATCTTTCTCGACTTCGCGTTAGCCAGCGCAACGAGTATATTAACCCAACTTGGGGTGGCTACTCGCAACGCCGTTTACGCACGCAGCCTCACGAGTCCGGCACTACCGGAGAGCAGGCGGACTTTGGGTGCGCGTCTGACTTGGCCGTTACGACGATGGATCCATGGGAAATCCATGACGCGCTCTGGCAGTGCCAGTCGTATGTCCAGCGTCCCACCGCCAATCGAGAGCCGTCTGGCTCCCAGATGAACGCAGGCTTTCACCCGCAAGCAGAGACGCTTAACCAACGACCTGATCTTTCGCTTGGTATTGGCGACCGACTTGGCTGGCCTGGAGCTAACCAAATCGGTTGGATCCCAAGCCCGTCAACTTGTGCCTGGACTACCAGCGATGATCAACATCGTGCAGATAATTTCTTGCACGCAACCTACGCGCTGACTCGCGATCCTGCGCTTGGCAGTTTGATCTACGACCACATCCAACTAGACCTGACGGATGTCAACGTCAAGTATAAGCGCGCCTTGTCGCCCCGTTCTGTGGGCCGACTTGCGTTGACGCGAGCCAACCAAGTCTGGCTTGGCTTTGAGGATGTGATCCCCACGCTGCAAAACGGCATCCTTTCTTCGGTCGTGCCGTCGCCGCTACTCAACCTTGCGCCTGAAAAGAAGGTGCGCACTATTGGTGGACGCGAGCAAGCCAAGTATGGGTGGATCTCGTCATCCGGTCAGCCCGTAATTGGCTGGCAAGGGTGGCAAGAAGCCATCGCCGCCATCGGCATTCTTGCTGCTGGTCGAGTTTTGCGCAACGACTCGTTCATTGACATGGCTGCTGCCATCGCCAAGAGCGTCACTAAGAACTGCTGGAAGCTTAAGGATGGGAAATATCTCCATGCTTACGCTATTCGGTGGAACGAGGGCGACGAGTTGCCTGAATCGGCGTGGCCTACAACGCTAAACTCTAGTGGCGAAGCGTCTAACGACCACATCTACATCTCCGGTGCGTGCAACTACTGGACGATGGCTGCTGCCGCCATGCTTGCCCCGTTCGACGAAGACGCTAAAAAGGTGCTTAACAGTTTCAAGCCCTTTGACAACGTCTTTAAGGCCCGATGGGGTGCCATCTAGCATGAGCGAAAGCAAGGACCGCCACGATTTCGTTACCCAACTCGCTGCGCGCCTGGAGAAGGGTGCGCACGAGTATGGCAACAAGAGCTTTGATCGCCCGTTTGGCGACATCGCTGATGAAATTCTTCAGGAATACCTAGACATTGCGGGCTGGGCCTATGTCATGTGGGCCAAGACGCGAGCGCGCCTATCTGAGTTAGAAATGCGCGTAGATAACTGCCGTCCATATCCAGACGACTGTTGCTAGGTATCCATTCGTCCACAAAAATGACGTAGGTTCAATTGGATAGTCACGATCCCTTCGACATTAGAGGCGACGAGTCTCTGCGAGAGCAATCAAAAGCTCGCGAGCGCGTCGCCAAAGAAGTCGAAGAAGCAGACGTTAAGTGGTTAATGAGCAGTAAGCGGGGCCGTCGCATTGTGTGGCGGCTTCTGGATCAAAGCGGCGTGTTCCGCCTGTCGTTTAATCCCGATCTGGCCGTAATGGCTTTTGCTGAGGGAAATAGGAACTTCGGGAATCGCATGCTGACAATGATCCACACGCTATGCCCAGAACTTTACCCAACAATGGTCAAGGAACAGCAAGATGTCAGAGTCGATGCTCACGGAACAACCAACTAATCCCACCCCGCAAGCATCGCCTGCCCAGCCCGTAGCTGCGCAGGCACCAACGCAGGCTAACCAAGCGCAGGAACAGAAGAGCGTGGACCAACCCGCTCAGGCTGTTCAACAAAAGAGCGAGGACGCTGCCAAGCCTCAGGGCCAAGCAGAGTTTGTCATCAAGTCGCCGGAAGGCGTTGAGTATGACAAGCAAGTATTGAGCAAATACACCGAAGTCGCTAAGGAGTTGAACCTGACTCAGGAAGCCGCACAGAAGATGTTGGATAAGATTGCTCCTGCATTGCATGAGCGTCAAACCCAGCAGATTGCAGATGTCCATCAACAGTGGATTTCAACTGCAAAGGCCGACAAGGAGTTTGGCGGCGACAAGCTTCAAGAGAATCTTGGAGTTGCTCGCAAGGCACTGGACTCGTTCGGCACACAAGAACTTCGTGCGCTACTAGAAGAGTCGGGTTTGGGTAACCATCCCGAAATCATCCGGTTCATGTATAGGGCCGGAAGCGCAATTAGCGGCGACCGCTATGTTGGCGGTAGTCCGACGGCTGGTAAGGCTGCATCCGGCCCCAAGTCATTCAATGATTTCGCAGCTACCCTTTACCCTAATCAACAATAGTTATGGCAGTTCTTAGCACTACGAATCTTACCCTTCTCGATCACGCAAAGCGGCTTGACCCTGAGGGTCGCATCGCCACGATTGCGGAACTTCTTTCGACGAGCAACGAAATCCTTCAGGATTGCGTGTGGCGCGAGTCGAATCTTCCTACGGGCCATCGTGAGGTCATCCGCACTGGCTTGCCGGATGTCTACTGGCGCAGCTTGAATCAGGGTATCCCGAGCAGCAAGTCCACGACCGCACAGGTCGATGAGGCGTGCGCGATTCTGGAAGCCCGTAGCGAGGTCGATAAGGATCTCGCAATGCTCAATGGCAATACGGCTGCCTTCCGTCTGTCGGAAGATGCTGCGTTCCTTGAGGCCATGAACCAGCGCATGGCGACCACGCTTTTCTACGGCAATCCGGCTACGGATCCGAAGGAATTCTTGGGTCTTGCTAACCGATACAACAGCACGGCTGCTGGTAACGGCCAAAACGTGCTGAAGGCTGGTGGCGCGACTGCGGGTCAACAATCGTCGATTTACCTTGTTTGCTGGGGTGACCAGACGGTGTTCTGCCCGTTCCCGAAGGGCAGCAAGGCTGGCCTTATCCATGAGGATCTGGGCGAGCAAACGGTCTACACGAACGGTGGTAGCGTTGCGGAGCGAATGCAAGCTCTCGTCACGCGCTACCAGTGGAAGTGCGGCCTCATGGTCAAGGATTGGCGTTACGCCGTCCGCATTGCCAACATCGAAGCGGCGTCGCTTGCGACGTTTAAGGCAACTGGCGGCAACGAGCAAGATCTTGACGAATTCAGCACCAACATCATTCACTTGATGGCCCGTGCTGTTTACCGCTTGCCGTCGCAGTCGATGGGTCGTTGCGCGTTCTACATGAACCGCACCGTTCACAGCGCGCTGTCGCGCATGGCGATGGAAAAGTCGCTTGGCATTCTCAGCATTGAGCAGGGCCTTACGCAGTTTGGCACCGCCCAGAGCTACTTGACGTTCTTGGGTGTTCCGATTCGTCGTTGCGATGCTATCACCAACGCCGAAGGCGTCATTAGCTGAGGAGGCGCAATATGATTACTGACATCAACTTTTTGCTTGCTAGCGCGCAGGGGCCGATTACGGCCTCTGCCGTTGCTAGCAATGTTGCCGACCTCAAGAACATCTATGATGTTGGAGCGGGGCGACCAATTTACGCCGTCGTGACTGTTACGACTGCATTTTCTGGTGGCACTAGCGTTGAGTTCCAAGTTAAGGCTTCTGCCAACAATACTGTGGATGCTTCGGACGAAACGATTGGATCGTCTGGTGCTATTCCGGTTGCCAATCTTGGTCTTGGGCGGATTATTGTTATTCCGCTTACCGAAAACTACGTTCGTGGAGAACGCGTTTTGGTTACTGCGACGCCAGATACGCTGGGCGCAACCATCACAAATGGTGGACGCCGATACGTTGGCATGTGGTATGCGGTTTCCGGTTCTCCTTCTGCCGGAAGCGTAAATGTGTCGATTGTTCTTGATCCTCAATCGCTGCCTAAGCATTACGATTCTGGATACAAGTTCATTCACTACCCCGACCTTGTTCCGCCTGCTGACGCCTAATAGCTGGGGCTTCGGCCCCAGCTTCTACAAGGAGATACCATGATCGCAGACGAAAACCTAAAGCTGTATAGCGGCGCAATGCCAGCTAACAATACAGCAACCAATGTTGTTGATGGCGATGTAATTCGCAATCTTGGCGTCGGCACTCCACTGTATGTGCGTGTTGTTTACAACACAGCTGTACGGGCCAACGCTGATGGTAGCGGCCTTACGTTTTATATTGTCTACGCAGACGATGCGGCTCTTACGTCAAACCCAAGATACATGTCAGTCACAAACGTGTTTTTTGGCACGACTACTGGCCCAAGCGCAGGCGATGTTTTGTATATCCCAATTCCGCCAGTCGTAAATTACGCGCAAAACGGCCAGAGGTTTGAATCTGGCACTGCTGCTTTTAACGCCAAGAAGTATATTGGCGTTTTGATTAGCGGATACACTTGGGCTACCGCAACCGGCAACATCACGATTGATATCGTTACTGATGTCAATCGAGTTGAAAACATCTACGCTGGCGGGTTTGCCGTAACGTGACCACAGGCCCGGCTTCGGCTGGGCCGCTTTAGGACATCAACATGATCCTTGATAAGAAACTTCAACTTGCCAGCAATCTTTCTATTGCTTCTGGATCTAGAGCGTTTGCTGGTTTTGCAATTTCTCCAGACAAGATTTCAGTTGCTACGTTGCGCGATTTTGGTCGTGGCAAGACTGTTTATTGCTGCGTAACAATTAAATCTACTGTTACTCAACAAACTGAAGCATATTTGCGAATGTCGCTTATTGCAGAAGCAAATACGACATTTACTATGGAAAGTCTTAATGCTCTTGCTGTAGGTAGCGGAGGCGCATTTTTGGCTAACGCTCAAACTGCAACTAGGCTTCAGCCAGTGCTTGGAACTACTGGTGCTATTCCATGCAATCTTGTTAGTGGAAACAATTTTGCTGCTGGAAAAAAGTATGTGTTTCCAATTTCCACCATGAGTCTGTGGGATATTAATATATTTGGAAACTTTGATATGAATCTTGCAGCATATTTTGTGTTGGAAGAATTTAATGCAACTACATCTGCCCTTGCGCCAAGCAGTTTGATTACTAACGGCGCGATTGATGTTGACATTGTTGAAGTGGCAGATAGTGGCGCAGGTCAAGGATTCTGCGATTTGCCGTTCTATCCCACCAGCATTAAGGTTCAGTAACCTGAAGCATGACCTCCAAGAACATCGACATCATCAAGTCGGCCCGCAACGCCGACTTGCTGTTTAGGAATTCCGACCTTGACCTGACGATGAATCCGGTCAAAGACGGATGGTTTGAGGAGGGCTTTAATCAC